CGTATCATAAATGATGATAATATTATAGCAACTATCCTTGACCCCAAAGATATTTCGTATGTATAAGTTAATAGAGGAGAAGAAGTTTCATGCAGGCAGAAGCTCAACAACAAGAAATTGAAGAAACAACATCTGTAGAGTTGGAGGATACCTCTACTGAGGAAGTTGTGGAAAATTCTAAAGAAGTAGAATTACAAGAAGATGATACAACCCGAACAAATGTTCAGGATAATGATGAAGAACTTGATCAATACAGTGAGGGTGTTCAAAAAAGAATTAATAAATTAACCGCTGCTCGTAGAAAAGCTGAAGAGGAGGCTGCTGCTGCAGTTCAGTATATTCAGCAGGTTCAAAGTGAAAACGAGAACATTAAGCAGCGTTTGAGAACAATAGATAAAGGTTATGTATCTGAATATGAGGGGCGTATTACTTCTCAAGAGGCTCAAGCTAAACGTGCTTTAGCAGAGGCTCACGAGGCGGGTGATTACGAAAAAGTTGCAGATGCACAATCAGCTATAGCGCAAATTGCTATCGAAAAAGAAAGATTGAGATTACAAAAAGCTCGATCAGAACAAGATGCGCAACAAACTGAAGTGCCACAACAGGCACAACCACAACCACAAGCACAACCACAGCAGGAAAAAGATCCTAAATTAGAGGCTTGGTTATCTAAAAATACATGGTTTGGCAAAGACAGTATAATGACAGGAGCCGCTCGTGCATTGCATGAAACTCTTGTTGCAGAAGAGGGTTTTGATCCTCGTACTGACGAATACTACGCAGAAATTGATAAACGTATGCGTAGGGAATTGCCTAATAAGTTTCAGGGTGACAAGAAAAACGTCCAGTCTGTCACACCTGCAGGGAGCGGTACACGCTCTTTAAAATCAGGGCGGAAAAAATCTGTAGAACTTAACCCCGGTCAAGTGGCTTTAGCTCAGAAGTTAAACATACCTCTGGAAAAATATGCGGCTGAAGTGGCGAAACTGGAAAATCGGAGAGACTGATATGGCTGATCGTACTTCACGCGACACACAAACGCGGGAGCGCCAAGAGCGCAAGGTTTGGAGACCCGGTTCAGCTTTAGAAGCACCGGAAGCCCCTTTAGGGTATAAACATCGTTGGATTCGTGAATCCGTGATGGAATTTGATGATAAAACTAACGTCCATAAAAGACGGCAAGAAGGATATGAACTTGTTCGCGCAGAAGAATATCCAGACTATGCAGGTCCAGTTGTAGATGAGGGACGCAACGCAGGCATCATTGGTGTTGGCGGACTCGTACTTGCAAAAATCCCAAATGAACTGGCAGATCAACGTAATGAACACTACCAAGGGGTTACTAAAAACCAAATGGAAGCTGTTGATCGCGATTGGATGCGCGACAATAACCCCGCGATGCCAAAAATGGCACCGCAACGTAAATCATCGGTTAGCTTCGGCTCACCCAAAAACTCTGAAGGATAAAGTAAATGGCAAATCAAGACGCCTCTTTTGGCCTTCGTCCGATTCGTACAAGTATAAGTTCACAACAACAAAACCGCTACAGAATTGCTTCAGGCTATTCTACTGCTATTTTCCAAGGCGATATGGTCGCTATGGTAACTGGTGGTGGCATCGAGCGTGTTGCAGCAGGTGGATCAGGGTTTATCCTTGGTGTGTTTAATGGTTGTTTTTATACAGATCCGACAACGAACAAGCCAACCTTTTCAAATAGCTACCCCGGTAGCATAGCAGCATCAGATATCATGGCTAATGTCATTGATGATCCGGGTGCTACATTCGAAATTCAAGCTGATGACGCTTTTCCAGTAGCTGATTTAGCGGGTAATTTCGACATCGTTGATCAATCTCCTGTAGGTGATACCACATCTGGTACATCTCGAATGGAGCTTGACGTAACAACTGGTGCAACAACAGCAACATTGCCGTTGAAAGCCATTGATATTTCTCAAGATCCTGAGAACAGCGATGTTTCGTCTGCGAACACTAATGTGGTCGTGAGAATCAACAACCATTTGTACAGTGGTGGAACCACTGGCTTAGCATAAGGAGATTGAGTTATGGCTATTTCTCGTTCACAACTCGTCAAAGAGCTTGAGCCGGGTCTAAACGCTTTATTTGGTATGGAGTATGACAGATACGAAAACCAACATGCAGAAATTTTTGACACAGAGGCATCAGATCGTGCTTTTGAAGAAGAAGTAATGCTTGTTGGATTTGGAAATGCTCCTACAAAAGCTGAAGGTTCTGGCGTTGAGTTTGACAATGCAAATGAAGCGTTTACTGCTCGTTATACACACGAGACAGTTGCACTTGCATTCGCACTAACTGAAGAAGCTGTTGAGGACAATCTTTATGATCGTCTTGGCGCTCGATATACTCGTGCGTTAGCTCGCTCAATGGCTCACACCAAGCAAGTGAAAGCTGCATCGGTATTGAACAATGCGTTCGATAGTAGCTTTGCCGGAGGTGATGGTAAGGAGCTTTGTGCTACTGACCACCCACTAGCTGGCGGAGGTACTTTCCGTAATGAGCCTTCAGTTGCTGCAGACCTCAACGAAACTTCACTTGAGAATGCTCTTATTGACATCTCAACATTCGTTGACGAGCGTAACATGATTATTGCTCTTCGTGGTATGAAACTAATCGTTCCACCACAATTGCAATTTGTTGCGGATCGTTTGTTGGAGTCAACACTTCGTGTTGGAACAGCAGATAATGATGTAAACGCCCTTCGTAACATGGGAATGTTACCGAATGGTTATACAATAAATCATTTCTTAACTGATCCAGATGCGTTCTTCTTGAAAACAGATGCTCCTAATGGATTTAAACATTTTGAGCGTTCTGCAATGACTACTGGTATGGAAGCTGACTTCGATACTGGTAACATGAGATTCAAGGCTCGTGAGCGTTATTCATTTGGGTTCTCAGACCCACGTTGTGTTTTCGGTTCACCCGGAGCATAATTTATGGTATAGAGAGGTTATTTACCTCACTTATCTTACAGGGGCAGCTTCGGTTGCCCCTTTCTTTTTTATTATAATGTGTTATTCTGATGTCATCCCTGACAGTCGCATGGTGTGACTGACACTAGCCAAGACAGGAGAATCATATGGCTAACACTACTTTTAACGGTCCCGTCCGTTCCGAAAACGGTTTTAAAAACGTTATTAAAAGCTCTACAACTGGTGAGCTTACCAGTGAGATGACTCTATCTGTATACACCGCAACAGTTACTGTTGCTAATGGTGCAACAACAGGTAAAGAGGCTGCAATTGGTATTCCTTCAAACTTTATTCCTATGGGTGTTATGATTGCTGTAACTACTGCAGCAGCAAACGCTGTAAACCTTGTTGATATTGGCACAGACGCAGATACAGACGGCTTTGTTGATGGTATAACTGCGGCTGTAAACAGCACTGGTTTTAAAGGGTTTTTCCCATGTAACGGTGTTTTAGGTATGTCAGGCGGCACAACAACTGCCGCAACTGCTACCGCAGATGAGGTTGAAATTGTATTTTCTGGTGATCCCGGTGGTGATACTGTCGTAGTTATGAAGTTCATAGGTATTTCTAGCTCTTCAGACGCTTCTTAATAGGAGGCTAAAATGGCAGGACCAGTAAAAGCCTTTAATCACGATCAAGGAGCTTCTGCAGCACTTATAGGACCATCACGTTCTAGAATAAGACAGATTGTAATATTTGCGGCTGCAACAGGCGCTGTTACCATAAAAAATGGTAGCGCATCTGGAGATGATTTGATTGTGCAAAGCTTTCCAGCAGGATTGCATCATTTAAATATTCCAGACGATGGAATTATAGCTACAGATGGTGCGTTTGTTTCGGCCTTCACAGGCTCTGGCAACAAGCTAACGATCTTTCTATCATAGGAGGTTACTTTGGCTTCTAAAACAAAGTCAAAAGGTAAAATGCCTGCTAGAAACAAAAAAAATTTCCGCCCTACTAAAAAGGGGGCGGGAATGACCAAAGCAGGTGTTGCTGCTTACAGGCGTAAAAATCCCGGTTCTAAACTGCAAACAGCAGTGACTGGCAAGGTAAAGCCCGGAAGTAAAGCAGCTAAGAGGCGTAAGTCATTTTGCGCTAGATCTGCAGGTCAAATGAAGAAATTTCCTAAGGCAGCAAAAGATCCTAACAGTCGTTTACGACAGGCTAGAAAGAGATGGAAATGTTAGAGAAGAAGGCAATGATTGCTGTTACTGTAGCCGCGTTAGGTATTATTGGTACTATTTCTTACAGTTGGGCAGCTTGGGCTACTGAAACTCTTATTGCAGTTGATAAGAGAACAGAAGTCATGGCGGCTCAAATAGAGTTTATAAAAGTTGAAATGGAGAGAACTTATGGCAATGTCCAGAAGTCAAATGAGCAAGCAAGTTACCAAGCCCGGTGGTAAGCTTAAAGGCGTACCAAAAGGTTTAACTTATTTTAAAAAGGGTGGTGCAGCCTCGAAAAAATCAAAAGGTAGTAAAATTTGTCCTGCTGGTAAAGCTTGGGCAAAAAGAACTTTTGACACATACCCAAGTGCTTATGCTAATATGGCGGCATCTAAATACTGCAAAGATCCTAACTACGCTAAAGGTGCTAAAGGAAAGAAGAAGAAAAAATGATAAACAAAAAGAAAAAAGCCGCTGTAAAAAAAGTAATTAAAGGTCTTAAAAAAGCCTCTAGATTACACGCTGGACAGGCGAAAAGTTTAAAAAGAGTCATTGGTTCTAGCAAGAAAAAGAAGAAAAAGTAATGGGTGCGCTTAAAGATTGGGTCAAGCAGGACTGGGTTCGTATTGGCACCGATGGTAAAATAAAAGGTAAATGTGGGACTTCTAAAGATAAGAAGAACCCAGATAGATGTTTGCCTCGTAAAAAAGCACAAAGTCTCTCTAAAGCAGAAAGAGCCAAGACTGCTCGTAAGAAAAAAGCAGCAGGCGCAAAGGGCAAAACTGTTGTTGCTAATACAAAAAAAGCAAAGGTTAGAAATATGAGCCTTGGTGGTGTTGTAGAAACACAATCTAAAAGAAAGTTTAGGGGAAAGAATGTTCCCGGAACCGCCGTTGCCCGAGGTTGTGGGGTTATAATGGCAAATAGAAGAAAGCGCACGAAGGGCGCTGTAAGTCAGTCATAAGGAGATAATCATGGCTATGAAGAAGAAAGGATACCGTAAAGGCGGCAAGGTTAGAAAGATGTCTAAAGGCGGCGCTGCTGGCGGTAGAATGAGAAGAATGTCCAAAGGAGGAGCCGCTGGTGGTAAAATTAAAAAAATGACTCGTGGTGGCGCTGCAATGAAATCTAAAGGAAAAGCAACTGGCGGTAAAAAAATGACTGTTGCACAACTCCGCGCCGCTGCGAAAAAAATGGGATACACAGTAACTAAAGCCTAATGTCCTATTTATACAGCAACATTCCTTATTTTAAGGCATGGGTTCGCCGTGAATATACTCACAACCACGAGGAATATCACGGCGAATTTCTTCATGCTATGGTTATCGGTGTTACGTCTATGCCTAATAGATGTTTGAGTTTCCAAGTTATGTTTACTGGCAACGAAGCCGAGGGCGAGGAAGAGGATACAGTACATGGCGGTGCAATGTGGGCAAGAATGCCTATTACTGCTTTAGTGGCTGATATACCTTTAGAAGAATGGCCTGAACCAATGAATACATATGACGCT